CGCTGTCAACAAGCTCAAGAAGTTTGACAAGCCCACCCAGGCCGCTCTAGTGGAGGTGTTTGACTACTTTGACACGAACGAACTGTACACTAGTAAGTATGGCGTCGACAAGGACGGCGCTCAGACAGTTGAGATCCGCAAGAAGGTGACCTACAGTTCTTTCTCCTCAGCCGCTGCTCGCTTCAAGGCGGGCACAAAGGTGCACAAGGCCAAAAATAAACCTGAGTGTGTGCCATTTGGCCCAGGCGATTCCGATTCTTCTGACTCTGACACAACCGACGAGGCTCCACCAGTGGCCAAGATAAGTCTACTGGACGCCGCTACGAAGGCCATCTCAACGGCCATTGGGGCTACTTCTGACGCCCCACCCCCCGATTGGAATCCCGATGTGTGGAAGGCCCAAGCGCCTACTACTTTCCGGGTGACTGACGAGGTGACTCTGGAGTTCGCGGCAGGGGTGACCCCAGATAAGGCAGGTGATTTGGCCGGTCTTGAGATTGCCCGCAACCTGCAGGCCAATTCGTACAACTTGTACGTGGTTTGCGAGGACCAGGGTGAGGGCTGGCACATGAACCTAGGCTGGGTCCAGGGCCTTGCCGACCGCTACATATTGGCCCCTTACCACTACCTGGCCGCTTTGAAGCATTACATCAACACTGGCGAGATCCGTGGCAAAACCACGGCCTACATTCAGAAAGTCCTCCAGCCAGACCTGGTCTACGCCTTTAAGGTAGACGACCTACACAGAGTCATCAAGCCCAAGAGCTTTGACGGCAAGGACTTGTGCCTGATCCGCATCCCGTGCCTACCCAACAGCAAAGACATTACCAAGTATTTCCTTACCAAGGATGAGCTGAAGGGCCTGCAGACTGTGATGGCGCGACTCGAGATTCCCGAGCGCCGTGACAAGAAGCACTTCACGTGGCGTTGCGTAGTGGGCCAAGCGTATGTCCATCAGACCGCCATCCGCATGGCACACTATGGTGGCGAGTCCATCATTGCAGACACCATACAATACAAGTTCAACACTAAGGACGGTGACTGCGGTGCTTTGCTGTACCTGGATGATGGTAAGCGCTACCAGGGCAGACGCATCATCGGCATGCATGTCGCCGGCAATGATAGTGGTCTGGGCATCTCATGCGCGATTTCGCGCGAGGAGCTTCAGACCGCTTTGCGCGAGGCTGGCGCCATCCTGGACGCAGATGACAAGAAGCCACACTACCAGAGCCCATGCAGCAGCATCCCTATCAAGGGCTCATTTTCCCCTATGTACCTCACTGACATCACCCTCACAACTTCCCCCAACTCCTCCATCAAGCACTCCCCACTTCATGACAAGCTTGGCTACAAGAGCACCAAGGCTCAGGCTAGGCTCAAGCCCTTCACAAACGAGAACGGTGAATATGTGGACCCGGGGCTAGAAGGCTTGCGCAAGTACGCCTCGCCCATTCTCGTGTTTGATGAAGACAAGCTAAAGGCAGCAGCTGGTGACTACAAGATGCTGTTGCTTGAGAAGACTTCGCGCTACAGGCGCCGAGTCCAGACGTTCGAGGAGGCCTGCAAAGGCGATCCCACAGTTCCCGAGTTGCACGGTCTCAAGAGAGACAAGTCCTCTGGGTTTCCTTGGGCGCAGGACGGTTTTGGTCCCGGAAAGACCAAATTCTTCGGTGACGGTGAAGAGTATTCGTTCACATCACCAGCATGCAAGCTATTGCGGGAGCGAGTGGACTATGTCATTAGCCAAGCCAAACAAGGTAGGCGTTGTTTACACATATTCACCGACTTCAACAAGGATGAGCTTAGGCCACTTGAGAAAGTAAGGTCGGGTTCCACGCGCAAGATTAGCGGGGCCCCCCTTGACTACCTAGTGGTTTTCCGCATGTACTTCGGCGACTTCATGGCTGCCGTGATTGGTGAGAAGATTGACACTGAGAGCTGTGTTGGCATCAACCCATATGACATCACTTGGGATTTGCTGGGGCGGCGTCTCAACTCCAAGGGCCTCAAGGTTGGCGCAGGCGATTATGGACGCTATGACGCGTCTGCGCAACCACAGGTGCATGAAGAGATTTGCACCATTGCCAATGAGTTCTACTCATCTGGCTGTGACGAGCACGAGCTTGCTCAGATTGAAGAGGACAACCTAGTACGCCGGGTGCTATTCGCAGAGGTGTACAACTCACGCCACTTCTCCAACTTCCAATTGACTAACAACGGACACACGACCAAGCCGATGGGCGTGGTGTACCAGTGGCACAAGTCGCTTCCAAGCGGCCACCCAATGACTTCCATTTGCAACAGCATGTACAACAGCATACAGTTTCGACTGTGCTGGATTGACGCTTGGGGCATTGATTCAGTGGGTGCTTTCTCCAAGGAGGTCACTCTGGCCGACTTTGGTGATGACAATGTTTTCAACGTCAGCGATGCAGCTTCCACGCGCTTCAACCAAGACACCTTGCCTGATCTAATGGCGGTGTATGGTATGGAGTTCACCAATGAGATGAAGAGTGGTTCCGTCGCTACAATGCGCGACCTGCAATCGGTCAGCTTTCTTAAGCGCCGGTGGCGCTACGAGGCTGGCGCAGTGAACCGCTACGTGGCTCCTTTGGACCTCAACACCATCCGTGAGATGCCATACTGGTACCGCGAATCTGATAAGAAGATGCGCGATGCAGTGGCTGACAACGTGAACGGTGCTTTGATTGAGTACTCGTTGCACGAGCCTGAGGTGTGGGAGACTGAGGCACGCAAGCTCATCCGAGCGTGCGGCAACACCAGGCTGTTCCCCGAGCCTATCTACTTCCCACAAACTGGGCGAGACTACTTCCTTCGTCTTGCTCTGAACGAGAGAGCCCCATGGGCGCGCGAGTCCAAAGCTCCGACGCTGCCCCAGGGCCTCGAGAAGGATGTCCCCTAAGGCCTATTGCCCATATACAGGTGTACGAGCGTCAAATTCCGACGTCCCCAAGCAACTACACGACTGGAACGCAGTATGGTAACGCTCTTGGCTATTAAGCCTTACGATCCAGGGTATCGAGCGGTGGCAGCCCCACCAAGATCCAGGATAACGTCGGTACGGCTCTTAGACTAGGTCTTCTTCGAGCTTAAATTCATCGGCCTGCCAACAATTCATCAAACCAAAACCCCCTTGCCTCCATTGAGGAGTGCAACACTCTTGACCAATCTGGCGTCACCCACAGTGCAGAGGACCACGGCAACGTGACCTTTGTTAATGACGCATGCACCACCGCAACAGTTGTGGCTTCTTCTATGCACGTTCCCGGTACGATACCGACAATGCAACATGACATAGCCCGAATTTTGGCGAGTCCCATTTTAGTTTCAACTGGTACCGCTTCTTCCGCTCAGATGACTGCTTATTGGTACGTGTCCATGGACACTTCCGTCTTGAAAGCCTACCCCATGTGGGCCAACAAGCTCACAGGCTATGCCGCAATACGTGGCACTTGGGTAGTGCGTGTCGAGGTCAGTGCCCCAAACACTGTCGCTAGTAGGCTTAGGCTTCTGAGCAAACCTCCCGAGTACAACTCATCTTTCAACAACGCTCTCCAGTTTAAGAAAGGTTTTTGTTCCCAGTTTCCTGGCGTCGAGATTGACGTATCCAATCAAACATCTGCGACCTTGCGTGTCCCGATGAGGTTCAACAAGGAGTTCGCCTCTTTACAATACAACGAAAATGCCTGGGGTACTGTGGCTCTGTTACAGTACTCGCCCTTTCACGCAGTGTCAGGCACGGTCAACTTTAGTTTGTGGTTATCTTTTGAAGACGCCGAGTTGGCGCAACCTTTACCCGTTACCATGGCTACCGTGACCGCACAAAGCGACAACACCGGTGCAGTGCCCATTTCTGAAAACAGCATCTATCCCACAACGGCCGTGAATGCGCCAGCGCAAGAGCCATCTCCAAGCAAGTCTGTGCAACTAAACGCACCCGATACTTCAATGTACGTTAATCCTGACTTGCTGGCTATTGTCGTTGGCTGCACGAGCGCGCTTAAAATCGCGAAGGACGCAATGCTTTCTTTCTCCGCCCAAGGGCCCTCCACGGGCGCTCAAGAACTATCCAAGGTTCCGACTGGCAACTTATCAGCCATACTTGGTGCCGCCTCGACCATTTCAACCTCGGTAGGCAACATGATACCTGCCATTTCTTCATATACTGGCACCGCCAGTTGGGTTGCTAGGGTCGGTGCGCGGCTGGCCTCGTCCTACGGCTACAGCAAACCTAGGGACAATAAGATCCCGACTGCAACAAGCGATAGGTTTATGTCGTCTGAAAACAACTCAGAAGGCACAGATGGCTCAGTCAGCCTTGGCGCGTTCTCTGATAATTGCATCAATACGATGCCAAATCCTTGCGGCTCTACTATGGATGAGATGTCACTTCCGTTCCTTCTTTCCGTTCCTTGCTGCATCAACACCATCACATTTTCAACCCAAGCCGTTGGTAACTGCATCTACGCCTGCCAGCTCTGCCCAAGAGCAATGTTTACACAGTCTTCAAAGCAGAACGTCTCTACAGAGAAGGTCCTCAATACACTGTACGACGGGGTTACTGCCCCTAAGGCCATTATTGGTGGACCTTTGTGCGCGTTGGCGCACTCATTCGCACTCTGGCGTGGAGGCTTTAGATTTGTGCTAAAATTTGCAAAAACCAAAATGCATAAGGGCAGGCTACTCCTCACATACACACCCGTGCATCCCAAAGCAGACACGTCTGCCACTACCTCTTTTACGGGACCATCTGATTTGTCTAACGCCATGTATGGTCAGTGCATATGCATCGATCTTTCCCAGGATTCAGAGTTTGTCTACGACGTGCCCTTTACGTGCACTGACCTTTACCTTCCCACGACTTTGGGCTTTGGTTGGTTCTCCATGTGGGTCGTGGAGCCTCTAGGCTACACGTCCACTGTTTCCACGTCTATCTCCTTCAATGTTGAGGTCTCTGCTGTACCGGGCTTTGAGTTCGCCACACCAATACGACCATGCTTGGCGCCCGTGGTTAACAACTATTCCAACGTCTATGCCCAGTCTAGTTCAACAGGTCCACAACCTATGGACAAGGTTCCTACTATCTCAGTTGCAACGTCCGCCACCTGCATTGGTGAGAAGCTCAATTCTGTCAAGCAACTTTTGACACGCTCCTCCTACTGGTTGCGCGTGGCTGGCGGTGCGCAAACCAACCCATACAACATCGTCCTGCCCACTGTTGGTGCTACCAGCATTGACATGACCAATTTCGACCTTCTTTCGCATTATGCACCATGGTACACCTACATGAGAGGTGGCATGACAATCAAGGCCTTCACACGCGATGGCTTTGTGCGGGCAACTTTGCACTCGCACAACATCTCATCAATTCCTTCCAAGGGTAACGGCATCCAGCCAATTACTGGCTCCGCCTTCGAGAAGCGCAACATTATTTCTGTTTACATTCCGCAATACTCGTGCGGAGTTGCGCGGGCGATTGGATATACCAATGGCTCTCTCACTGATTTGGCTTCCGAGTCACCCACCTTTTCACTTGGATATTACGATGCCACCGGCACAACAACCGTCACCAACGGCCAATACTCACGAGTAGTGAGTGATGAATTTCAACTGTTAGGTTTTGTTTGCTGTCCCCTTATGGTGATTTCTCCCAACAATTCTCAGTTGGGCACCATTACCTAATCAAACAGGCTCCCCCTGCCTTTTCTGGGGTATTCCGGTCAAACCCTCTTCGCGGGGGCAAGTTAGGAAGAAAAACTTCCATTTAGTTACAACAACTAGCACGCTGCTACAAGCGGCTGGTGCTGTAGCCCACAGAGTTCGTATTAAACTCGTTGTGTTTTAAAATTTTCTACACGTTAAACAAGGGCTACAGCCCGCATGTAGATAGAGCCCACGCTTTGCCGCGGATTCGAGAAAGACAAGATGCTCGCC